TGGGGGTGCCGTTGGCGTAAATGATGATGGGTGAGCGAGGCAATACGAACGGGTAGTAGATCGAGGACGTATTGAGCGGGTCAAGAATGCGGGAGTTGTTGTTGAATACGACTTGTGCGGTTCCTGCGTTGAATTGGTCAAGTTGGCGGTTGCGACCGCGTCTAATGTTGACCGACATGACAATTGAGGTGAGGTCGGCGTATGCCAAACCTCCCAGAGTCCCCGTGTCAAGGAGACCGTAGGTGGCATTGTCAAGTTGGAAAGGATTACCGAATCCTGTGGTCGTCTGGAACCCGACGAGGACTTGGTATGTGGGGACAGTCATTAGAAAGTTGCTGCCGGAGCAAAGACGACGCCCGAGTCGCGTTGAGCTGCAAGGATGGCGTCAATGATGTCTTGACCAATGGTTGCAGGTGATGAGATAAGTGATCCTGAGGTGTCAAGGTTAATGACGAGGTTGTCAAATGGTCCGATTCCGCCGATGCCTGCGTTGGCGAATCCTCCTGCGTTGCCGTCTGTGTTGTCAAAGACCGTTGGGGCTTCAGTAACTTTCTGAGGCTTGCCAGGGGACGGAGTCGCATCGACAAGACCTGTGAACGGAGCGACAAAGGCGGGGATTTCTGAACCTGCGTCGGCTGCTCCGCCCCCGCCCATTTGACCGAAGTCGACGCTGCCGATTGTCCCAATATCTTTTCCTGGCTTCAGGAGGTTGATTCCCTTGATGATGATGTTGGCAGCCTTGATCCAGTTGTTTGCCATAAATTCAAAATAATCAGAGACGCTGTTGACAAGTGTTTTGACGCCGTCGCGGAACCATTGAAAACGCGAGTACAACAGAATTATTCCGGCGATGATTGCGGTGAACACGATGAGTCCTGTGGCGACTTGGAGTGCGGTAAATGATGTTGCAAGAAGTGCGTTGGCGACGACTGCAATCTTTGATGCTGCGGTGTATGTCACGATTGCAGCTGCGATTGCTGCGACTGCGGTTGCAATAGCAAGGAATACTTTGGGATTGTCTGATGCCCATTGAGAGAATTTCAGAAGGACTGGAAGGATGGCTTCGATTGCGGGCATGAGAGCCGCACCGATTGCCTCTTTTGTTTCGTCGAGGGCAACTTTCATTCTTGCGAATTTGCCTGCTGCGGTGTCAGCTGCGTCTGATGCTGCACCACCGAATGTCTCTGCCATTGCCTTAGTCACTTCGTCGAGTGAGGCTCCTGCCTTGATCATGTCTCGAAGTTCTGGGGACAGTTTTGCGAGCGCGGTGAAGTTTCCGCCGTATGCCTTTTCAAGGGTTTTGGTCACGGTCTCAAGCGAGACGCCTTTTGCAGCTGCGACGTCCATTGCAAGACCCGCTGCCTTTTGCGCTTCGGTGATGTCGCCAGTTGCGCGGATAAGTCCTGCAAGTGCCGGACGAAGTTCGTCGTCTGTGACTCCGAGCAGTTTGCCTTGAACCGATATCCAATCTTCGTTGGCTGCAATCTGTGCGTCGGTTGCGCCTGTTGTGCGTTGGATCTGACTGGCAAGGGCTTGTTGTGCTGCTTCGTCTTCGGCTGCTGCCTTGACTGCAAGTCCTAGTCCTGCGGTGAGTCCTGCAAGTGCAGCTGCTGCGGGAAGTGCTGCCTTTGTGATTGCTAGATGCGCGCGTTCGCCGTTGGTCTCAAGATTCTTGAATTCCTTTATGGCGGATGTGACTCCCTTGCCGTCAAAGGTGGAGATGATGGGGATTGCAAGTGCCATTAGTTGAGTTCTCTCTGTACGAGTTTGATTGCGTCCATTGACGCCTTCAGCATCTCACGCTCAATCTCTTTGCGCTTGCGAAAGACTGCCGGACCGAGGACTCGAGTTGTGCCTGGACGAATGTCGCCAAGTGAATCGCCGAGGCTATTCGGGTTGGTGCGTCCCGCTGCTTCAAAGACTGCAGCTGCCACGTTTGTCTGAGTGATGTAAATCAGAGAAGTTGCCTCTCGAGAAGCGTCAACTTTCAACTTGACTCCTGAGATTGCGCGCGCGACAGAGAACGGAAATATCTTTTTTCCGTTTTGTTCCCATTTGCGAGCCATGCCTGAAAGAGGAACTTTTGTGTAGCCCCTCTGGGCTTCTTGAATTGCGGGTTGAGCGATGGCGGTTGCCTGTGCAACAAACTCTTTGCGCAGTCCAGGCTCAACCTTGTTCAGCGAACGGATTGCCTCTTTCAAACCAACGACTTCAATAGTTGTGTTCGTTGTCATCTTCTAGACCGTTGCGCTTTCTGTTTTTCGTTCATCACATCGAATGCCGTAAAGAGATCCTCTGTGTCGAATGGGACGTCGGGAAGCCAGTATCCGGTCTCGACGAGTAGTTCTGCTAATGACCGGCGGAAACTGCCGGCTCGGTGGGGACTGCTTGTTCCGTCCCAACGACGTCAATGGACTTGGTCTTTTTAATGAACTCGTCAAAAGCGAGCGGAGTTGTGATGCCCGCAGCTCGAGCGGATTCAAATGCAAAGAACGCGAGATCCTCTGCGCCGATTCCGTTGGCAAGCATTGACGCCTGCTTTTTGAATTTGCGCTCCCATGCGACGATAACGAAAAGATTCGTTTCGACTTCATACGGGTCTCCGTCTATTGGTGTTACTTGTAACTGGATTTTCATGTTTCCCTCTTCTATTTTCTAGACGATGTCTCGTACCCAAGTACCGTTGGTCAGGCTGATTGAGGCGACCGCAAGGGTGCCCACAGTTGACATGATGACAGGAGCTGCAGCAAGTGTTGCATTATCTATCGTGTATTCCGGATTGCTCGGTCCTTCTGTTGCGCCTGATGGGGAGACGACAATTGTGCATGATCCAGCGGTGTTGATTGCTGCGAGCAGTGTTTCAATTTCTCCGACGCCGTATGAAAGGAAAAGGTCGAGGTTGACTGCAACGGTCTGCAATCCTTTTGTTCCACGATGACCTGTGTCTGCCAGCGAAGTGCTGTCCAAAATATCAAAGCCAACCATGACCTCACATTTTGACAGTTGATCCGATACGTCGTATGAGGTACCGCCAGAAGGAGTAATTGTGCAGGTAGCACCTGCGAGGAATGTTGATGTTGCCATTGGTGGCTCCTTAGTTTCTCTTCACGGCGATTGCCACCGTGAGGTCGTATGTGGGTATGTCTTGTCCGCCGTAGACCGCGTTGCCTGGACGGGCGTCGATGACTGCGATGGACGAGTTCATGATGGTGTCAACGGTTGACATGAGATAGTCGCCAGAGTCTTGATTGCCTGGAGGAGCTGCCAAGACTCGGACGGGAATCCGAAAGTCGCCGATGTTGTATGTGAAGGATGTCATGACGGGGAGTTCAATCATGACGGACATTGGGCGCGCGTTTCGGGGATCTGTGACGGGTTTGAGACCGAGAGCGGTGAGAGCGGTTTTGATGGCATTGACTGCATCGACGAGGATTCCTGTTGCAGCCATTATGCGACCTGTGGTCTTCCGCAGCCAATGAGAGCCATGATGCGTCCCATAGTTGACGGCACGGGGATTGAAGACATTGAGTCAAAGGAGGCAAAGGAATCTGCTGATCCGCGTTCGCGGTAAAGAGTAGCTGCGTACATGATTGTGCCGAGTTTGACGTCGGCACCTGGCACCGTTGACTGCGAATCGGTGTATCCGGCTTCGCGACGCTTGCGAAAGATGTAGTTGTTGGCTGCGTTGACGCAGACCGTGATGAAGGCGGTGTCGTTGGCGGTTGCAACGTCGATGCCGAGCCATGAGGTGACATCGGCTGCGTTAATCCAAGAAACGGACGGGGTAAAGGTGACTGTGCCAGTAGCAGTAGATCGAGTGAAGTCTGAGCCTGCGTTGACATACATGAACTGGTAAAGGCGAATTACATCGGAGTCAAATTGGAGGTCGCCCTCGTCAGATACCCCGATGAATTCAAAGTCTTGTGTTGAGACAATGGTTGCCGTTGCGTTGAATCCGTGGCCTGCGCCTGTGACTGTTACGGAGTCCCCGACCTGGATGCCAGTCTCAACAAAGGTCTGAAAAATGGCGTACCCATCGAGGCGCGTATGAAACGCGAGATCGTAAGTAGCCATCGTTCAGTCCCTGTCGTGTCTCAGGACTAAGCCTGAGGGATTTTCATGAATTGGTTGGCGTCAATCATCTTCGGTGCGAAATATCCGCGGAAGGCAATTGTGCGAGACAATGTTGAAGGATTGTCCAGGCTGATTGCGCCCTTCTGCTGCTCATAGCAACGGAAAGCACCAGTAGCAGCTGCACCAACGATTGTTGTCTTTGCTGCAAAGTTGGTGTCAACAACGAGACGAAGACCAAACACGAATGCTTCGCGAGAGCCTGGGTTCATTGAACCGAATGCGTTCATTGGCCCAACCTGTGGGAAAAGCGGACGGTCATCTGTGCCGCTCAATTGTCCAAGCTGCGCGAATACGTCACCAGACACAAACAAGTGATCTGGGAGGTAGTTGCCGTTCGCAAGGATGGTGTTTGCGCAAGCATAAACTTTTGCAATCCAGTCAGTCGGGTCGGTCGTTGCAACGTTGCCGGTTGTCTGTGAAGTGCCTGCAAGAAGCGCGTCAGCGGCTGCATTGTCCGTGGCAAGGGCGTATTTTTTGCCCATGTCCTCAAGGAGTCCGGTGAGAACTTCTGGCGAACTCCAGTCAATTGAAGCCTCGGAAACTTCGACGTATCCGCCGTAGATGTCCTTGGTGATTTGAATGTCATCAACAACATACTGACCAGCGGTGATTGTGGTGTTCTGTGTTTCTGGCCCACCAATTGAGGTATGAGTTGTGATTTTTGGAACGATGAAGACCTTGCCTGATTGTGGCATTTGGCGAGCGCCGATTGCATCAACAACAGGGCGCAAACCCTGAATCCCAGAATACACGGGAGCCAAAATTGGAAGTGGCATGATGCCATCAAGATCAGCGGTGGTCACGTCTGGAGCAGCGGCTTTGATGCGAGCGTTGAACTCGGCAGCGATTGCGCCACCTTGCATCTGTGCTGATATCCATTCGCCAGCGGAAGGAAGTTTGAACTCTTTCTTTGCCGAAGCGAAGATTGGTGATGTTGGGATGGCGTCGGGCGCGGAGGCTTCGACTTGGGTTTCTGTTGACATTGTTTCCTCCTGGAGACTTGTGTCGGGTTGGGGTTCGGTTGACTCTTCTTCGACTTCTTCTGGGTCGTGTTCTGAGGCAGCGATTTGTTCGATGATGGCGTCGGCAAATGCCGGAACGCTCACGACCGAAAGTTCTTGTAGATCAGCGGATGAAACAATCATGACGCCGTTCTTGTCGTATTTGAATTTCTTGGGTACTGCACCGACGGAGACTGAGTCGTATGCAGACATTTGAATAAGTTCAACAACGTCGTCGGCTGCTTTTGAACGAGCAAACGTTGCGCTGAAGCCAAGACCGTTGTCTAGATCGACAAGTTCGCTGACGATTCCGATTGGGCGTCCGTCGTGGTTTTCAAGAAGTCGCGCGGGCTTGGCATTCAAGTCAAAAGCTCCGCGCTTGAACATGACCTTTTCGCCACCTGAAACGGTTGCGACCGTATCCCAAGGAACTGCAATGCCAGTAATGGTGCGCGGTGCATCTTCTCCAGCTGCAGCGTCAAGAGTGACGGGGACGGCGGTGAACTTAATCATGAAGGAATCTCCTCAAGGTCTGGCACTTCGGGTTCGACAAGTGCGTCGTGCATATCGCCAATGGCAAGTAGGTCGTCTGTGTCAAAACGGACAAAGCGTCCTCGACTGAGAACGTCGTTCATGCTGAGGCGAGATTCGATTGCATGTGCGTACATTTGCGCACCAAAAAGCCACAGATCTTGACGGGCTTGCGATGCGTTTTGGTAAGTCATGGATGCGCCTGGAGTCGGTGCCGAAACGAGATACGCAGGAACTGAACACATACGGGAAAGGTCGAGTGCTTGATATTCGCGTTGTGCTGCGTTGACTTCAAGCGGGTCGCGGTCAAATTC